CATCGGAGATTTAAGCACATTCTCGGTGACGTGGCCTACAAACGGAACTGTTACAAGAAGTGTGACTCCATAGCATGAATCAGATTAACCTACGCATAGCATTATCTGATGGCACATTCTTAGACATAACTTCTTCTGCCGGCGATATCGTCAAGTGGGAAGCAAAGTTTGATTTGAGTATTGACAAACTAAGCAAAGTTACACACCTGCTTTTCTTAGCGTGGACTGCTGTTTCACGTCAAAAGAAAACTTCTGAAACTTTTGATGCTTGGGTGGAACTTGTTTCAAACATTGAGGTATCTAACCCAAAAGATTAGAGCCTTTGGGCATTGATTCTGTTCATTGGATGATAGCTAATCTCAGTGTTGCAACCGGTATCGCACCATCAGTTTTGCTAAAAGAATCAGATCGTATGCTAAACACAATGATGTTTGCTTTACAACACCAAAAGGGTTCTAATAATGGCTGATGAAGTTGTCTTTGACGTCAAAAAGTTGCTGAATCAGATTAAGTCTGTTGAACCTAAACTAAAAAAAGAACTTATCAAGTCAGCAAAAGTTGCAGCTGAACCTGCTTTAAGTGCAGTCAAGAGTGGTATTCCTACAGTTAACCCTTATGTCAGTAGTAAGCGAACACCTAACGTAAATGGTCGTTTAGCCTGGGGTGCAATCAAACCTGCAAATGCAGTCAAGTTTAGTTATAAGACCAGTGGCTCAAAATTTTCTGCAGTTACTTCTTTATTCAAATTGTGGGTGCAATCTCCTGCAACTGTTATAGCTGACACTGCAGGTAAGGGTTCAGGTGTTCCTGTTAGATCTACAACTAATCCTTACGCATATCAGGGTCGCACTAGGACACATAAGGTCACTACTCAGGGTCGCTCTATGATTAGGCATTTACAAGCTAAGGGTAGGCGTGGAAGTAATTTTGTTTATCCTTCTGTTGAACATAGTTTGCCGAGTGTTCGTAGCAAACTAAAATTGGTTGTAGATGGTTTTGCAGAGAAGATGACTAAGGAAATAAACAATGGGTAGAGCACAAGGTGTCTTCATCAACATGCTGTCTAAGTTTGATGACAGCGGTATAAAGAATGCTCAAAAGGGCTTTGGTGGGATTAAAAAGACTCTTGCAGGTATTGGTGCAGGTATTGCTTTAAAGCAGATTGGTGACCTGCTGTTGGACTCGGCTAAGGCTGCTTCTGCTGATGCTAAGTCAATCAAGCTGATGAACATGCAGTTGACTAAGAATGCTGGTGCAACTAAAGATTCTTTGAAACAGAATGACGCATTTATTCAGTCACTTTCTTTGCAAACGGGCATCCTTGATGACGATTTGAGACCGAGTTTAAGCAAGTTTGGTAACGTCACACATAATGTTGGTAAGGCTCAAAAACTTCTAAAACTTCAATTAGATGTCGTGGCAGGTAGCGGTAAATCTAGCACAAAAGTGGCAAATGCGTTAGCCAAAGCATATGCAGGTAACACAAAGTCTTTGATTGGTATGTTCCCTGAGTTGAAGAACTCTAAGGATGCTCTTGGCGATTTGACTAAAGAATTTTCGGGTGCAGCGTTAGCGAATGCTGATCCGTTTATGCGTTTCAATAACAGCATAGACATTTTGAAGGAAAGTCTTGGTGCAATCATTTTGCCTATGATTTCGGGTTTTGTTGACTATATCAGCAAATCTGGCGGTTTGATTGATACTGTTCAAAAGTTTTTTAAAGAAGTGAATGACCCTAATACTAAAACAGGTAAGGCTTTCAAAGAGTTGAAACAAACTGTTATGAAAGTGTTTAAAGCAGTCAAAGGTTTCTTTGATTTTATTGGTGGTGGCAATACTGCTCAGGGTATTATTGCTGTTGCTGAAGCTGTGCTTGGTGTTGTTTTAGCTATGAAAGCCTTTGCATTTATTTCTACTGCAGTTGAAATTGCTTTAGGTATCATCAATGGCGAGTTGATTGTTTTGGATGGTGCTTTGACTGCTACCGGTTGGACTTTAGTTGTTGCAGCTATTGTGGCAGTAATTGCAGGTATCACTTGGTTAGCCACACAAACATCTTTCTTTCAAGATACATGGACTGTTATGGTCGCAATTTTTCAAGATGGTATCAGCAAAATTGTTTGGGCTTGGGACATGGTTAAAACTGGTTTTAGTATTGCTTTTGAATTTATTGGCAAAATGTTTAAAGGTTATGTGAACTTTTGGATTGGCTTATTTGAGTCGTTTGTGAATGGCATCAGTAATGGTATCAATGGCATGTTGGGTGGTTTGAACATGGTTTTGGATGGTGTCAAGACCGCATCATTCGGATCTATTGATTTGCATGTCAACAATATTCCTATGGTGAAACTTCCACGTTTGGCTCAGGGTGGAATTGTTATGCCTAGACCTGGGGGAACGAATGTTAATGTTGGTGAAGCAGGTTCAGCTGAAGCGATTGTGCCTTTGAATGGTAGGAACGGTTTTGGCACTACAGTAAACATTTATGTGACTGCTGCAGACCCTAAAGCGGTTGTTGATGCTGTAAGCAAGTATGTTAAGGGTAACGGTAAATTGCCTTCTGCTTGGGGTAGATAATGGCTTTACCTACTTATTCTGTTTCTATTGGTTTTGGTTCTAGCGGTTATTATGGCGTCACTTCTTATGTAAAAAACCTCACTATTAGTCGAGGTATTTCTCGTCAGCTTGATGACTATTCGGCAGGCACGTTGTCTGTCAGTTTTAGCAATAATGATAGGACTTTTGACCCGTTAAACACTAGCTCTATTCTTTGGTCTGCAACTTATGGTTATACGTTGGTGCAGCCTGGTGGCTACATTAAAGTGCTTGCAGATGATGTAACAATTTTTAAAGGCTTTATACAAAACTGGGATTTTACTTATGATGAGGCTGGCTTTAATGGTGAAGCACAGGTTACAGCTCTGGATGAGATGTTTAGGGTCAGTAACGCTGTGTTTACTGGTGGTCATGCTTGGGCTGTTGAACCTACTTCAGACCGAATGAATACTGTCCTAAACTATAACGGTTTTGGTGCAGTCGAGTATTCGGGTGTTAGGGCAGGGCAAACTTTGTTAGGCACAGACACTTGGAACGCAGGTGACAATGTTCTTTCATATTTACAGAATGTTGCTCGCTCTGAACCAGGCGATTTTTACAGTAACGCTTCAGCGGTCATGCAGTTTAAGGATCGTAGTTTTACCGATTATGCGTGGGTGAACACTGCACGAAAAAACTATGTCAACTATCCGTCAACCGCTGTAGGGTCAGCGTTGACTGTTGAAGCCGGTGGAACATATCAGTGGGTTGTCATAGGTGCAGCTAGCACAGTTTATTCAAGTCAGTTTGGTGGCACTGTTTATCGTGCAGGCACAGTTATCTCAACTGTCCCTGATGAGTCGTTTACAGGTTTCCAATACAACAATTTTAACGTTGAACGTTATGCAGCTTCAGGTAGTCAATACGTGTTTAGTGCCTATTTGCGTGGCATTTCGTCAGGTAATTATGAAGGTTCATTCTTTTTTCTTGACACTGCAGGTAATGAGATTGGTTCAACATATATAACTCAGGCTTCGGCAGGTTCGGCAGTGTTTACTCGTGTTGGTGGGACTGCAACGTATTCTGGAACAGCTACGATTGCTGGCACAAAACTTGTTGTTGGTGTGACACAGAATGTTGCTACTACTGGAACTGCTATGGCTGGTGAAGGTTTCCAGATTGAACCTGGCACAGCGTTTATCAACTATTTTGATGGTGGCTATAACCCTTATGTGTCTGATGCAACTAACAGGTATGGTGTGGCTTGGGCTGATGGAGCGTATTCAAGCACGTCAGGTTTGTTGTCGGCTTCTGCAACATCTATTGCTGCACCTGTGATCTATACTTTTGCTGACGCTAATAGTCAAAGTTTTTATTATCCAACTCAAACTTATGATTTTCAAGATTTGAGTGTCGCTTATGCTGGTGAGCAACTATATAATCAGGTGCAGGTTGCAGGTGTAAACGCTACCGCTGTTGTCTCTGATTCTGCAGGGCAAAGTTTGTATGGTCTTAGGGCTTACAGTCAGACAGATAATTTGACAACAAGTTTGACTGCACCTGCGAAGATTGCTGCAGGTCTGTTGGGTGAGTTTAGGTTGCCTGAGTATCGTGCTACCGCTATGACTGTCGCTTTGGAAGCGTTGGAGCAATCGCAAAGAATTGCAGTTCAATCTTTAGATCTTCGAGATGTTATTAGGTTAGGTTTCAAACCTTCAAATACAGGTTCTGTTATTGACAAGTATTACCAAATTTTAGGCATAAATACGACAGCTGATGTTGAGAGAAGTGAAATCACCTTTACTTTGGCGAGTTTAGATAACTTGCCTATTCGTTTAGATAGCACATTTTTGGCTGTTTTAGATACAGATACTTTAGCCTAGTAAAATAGGAGTTTAGGAGAACAAATGTCTGCAACAAAATCTTGGTCTATTGGCGATGTGTTGACTGCTGCCGATTTGAACAGCAACTTCACTAAACTGCCTTACAGTGTTATGCCTTTTACAAGCACCTACACTTCGGGGGCTATTGGCACTAACGCTACAGCTCTTGTCGCTATCCCTTTTACAGCGTCAAGGTTTAGTGTTGCACCTATTGTGACTGTATCTTGCAGTGACCGATATTTGACTGCCTATGTTTATAGTGTGAACTCTGGAACTGTAACTGTTGGTTTAAGCAATAACGGTAACGCTTCGTCAGCTGCAACAGTAGTTATTTATGGTCAAGCAACACAGTGGTCTAGTTCGACAGCTGCAGGATAAGGGGTAAAACATGTTTAGTTGTGTGACTGTGGGTTGTAGTGAGAAGGATGTGAAACATTCTGCTCATCCTGAGAATGTGTCTTTGTATTGTGGTATTTGTGGTGTGGAGATGACTGAAGTTGAGTGAGCAACCTAAAGCACCTACAAATCAGACTTTACTGTTGCAGATTGTTCGTGACATAGAAATTTTGAAGGCAAACAGTATTCAGATACTTGAGGCTTCACGAGATCACGAGACAAGGATTAGGGAACTTGAAAAGCAAGGGAATCGTAGTGCATGGATTCCTGCGTTGATTACTGCCCTTGTCACAGCTGTTTTAGTGAGTGTTATTAGGCAAGGTTTCGGATTTTAGGAAGATGGTATAAACATGATTAACCCTGGCACATACAACATCACCGCATATCAAGGTGCAGACTTTGACCGAACTTTCACTATTACACAGGGTTCTACAGCACTAAATTTGACTGGATATACGTCTGCTATGCAGGTTCGTGAAGCAGCCGATTCGACAGCCTATCTGTTGTCTCTAACATCAGGTTCAGGTATCACTTTAGGTGGCACTGCAGGCACTATTGCTGTTGCTATCACTTCTGCACAGTCAAGTGCTATCGCTTCAGGTTCTTATGCTTATGACCTTGAAATTATTGCTGGTTCAGGGTCTGTTACAAGACTTTTGCAGGGTGCTTTTACTGTTCAAGGTAACGTGACTAGATGAGTGATGTTGTTGTAAGCGTTACAGAGTCAACAACAAGCGTTACTGTCACAGAGCAGGATGTCAGTGTTGCTGTAACTGAAACACCTGTGACTGTCACTACTGCGACTGTCGGTTTGCAAGGCATACCAGGAACTAATGGGTCAGCTGCAACTATTACTGTAGGTTCTGCAACAGTTTTGGCTTCTACCGCTTTACCTACAGTCACTAATACAGGCACATCTAGTTCAGCAATTTTCAATTTTGGTATTCCTGCAGGTTCAGCAGGTTCGGCAGGTGTATCAGGTGTCATAAGCGTTACAAGTCCTATAACAAACACAGGCACATCAT